CATGGTTGCCGTACAAGGACAACAAATACACGATTTGCTAAAAAAGAAATAATGTCAAGAAAACAATTTTAAAAGTTTTCTTGCAAATAATATTCGAAATAAGTAATGTGGTTCTTACCCCAAAAATTTAAATAAGGAGATATTATGACACAAGAAGAAGCATCTGCATCAATAGCATTTTTAGCAGACAAACTAGCCAACTACCACAGCAGACTTATGAGCGTGGAAAGAGAATTTAAAAAACATCTAGAAGGCTGTAAATGTCATAATGAAAAGTCAAAGCAGACAATGGTTTCTAATGAACCAGAAGAATGCGAAATGTGTAGTGCTTAATCGTACTTTATCTCACCTTTAAAATCTGGCAACTGTTGAACTTTAATCTCAACGTTTTGTTCTATGTGCTCTTCTTGAGTATCTGTAGTAGGGTCAGCTATATCTTTTTTAGCATCTTCCGGTGATTCATATTCTTTACCAGTTAATTTATTTTTAACTTCTATAAAAACTTCAGGTTGTAATATAGGTACTTCTTTACCATTAACCATTTGGACACCAATCTGTTTAGGTTCTTGTACTTTTTTAAATGTCATGCCAATGAAATCTCCATTAAACTAACTAAAATAGTTACACCGTTTCCTGTAATATCTATCTTATCAAGTTTTTCTAATACGATAGGTTGAGATAATACTTCTTGCGTAGCTTCTGATGCAAGAGAATCTTGATATAAATTTATAGATAAATTAGTATTACTACTATCAACCATCAATACTTTTGTTGTAACCGCTCCTCCTGTAGGATTGGAAATTCTTATACTTTTTACTAAAGCTGTTGTAGGAAAAATAGGTGGTACTGCTCCTTCATCTCCTTCAGGAACTGTATAAACAGATTGTAAAGTGCCCGTACCTGTTTTAGAAAAACTTAAAAATTTATCAGCCAATGAACCAACTCCTTGCAGTAGAAGTATCTTTTAAATCTTCTTGATAACCAAAGTTTAATTGATTTATCATTTGCTCTAATAATCTAATAAGAACGTCAAACTGAGTTTGATCATATTGAGGCGTTGCATTAGGTAATCTTGTTGTAGATATTTTAGCCATTAAGTTCCTACTTTCTTTTGAGCTATTTTATGTGCAGTTGTAAATGACTTTCCGTTTTTCATTTCTTTTCTCATCATTGCCATATGCTTTGCACTATGATGTTTACTATGTTTTTTTAAAGTATCTTTTTGTCCTTGTGTTAATTCTTTATCCATTATCTACCTCCATCTGGTTGAACATCGAGACGTAAAGTTCCAAATCTCCAGTTATCTCCAATAGCATCACTTTCTATTTTTAACTGCCCTTGTCTGCCTCGGCCTCTTATATCAAATTTTGTTGTAGTTGTCGATACAGTGGATGTTTTAACAATAGAAGTACTTGATGAAGGATAAGTTTTAAATGTCAAAGATAAATCTACCGAACCTGCTAAGTTTTGAAAATCAGGTATGCCTCTACCAATATGTAAAAGTTGTTGACCATCTTGTATATCAAAATCACCTGATGTAACAAAAGCTGTCATTGCTTGGCCATCAGCATCAAATCCAGATTCTTGTATGTAAAATGTAGAAGCTCCTGGAGTTAATCCTAATATACTAGGAGTTGTAGCCGTAGCTGTAGAAGAATATTCTGTTGCATAAGGATTTTCATATACTCCATAATCAACCCATGATGTTCTTGCCATACTTCCAATAGACCAAGAACCTTCTAGATAATTAAGAGTAACATATCTATCTATTTGTTGAGCATTAAGACTACAATAAAACCAAGTTATTNNATTTTTTTCTGAATTAAGACCACAGAATGTTTCTGGTTGAGTGGTAATATTAAAATCACTAAATACATAATCTTGTACACTACAAGGTAATTTTTTAACTGCACCATCAAACATATAGAAAGAGTTTTGAGACATCCAATAAGTAATACCATTAACATCTTTAACACAATGATTTGATACAGCTCCACAGTTAGCCCCTACTTGATTTAATGAAAATGTAAAAGGTGGTCCTACAAATTGTAATGCATGTAAAGACGTATCAGTCCATACTAATATAGCTCCTCTAGATCTTGCTGCTGCCATAATTTTAGAACCATCTTGAATTCTAAATGACCCAGCTGTGTTTGTTGCAGTTGGAACCCATGTTTGAAAATCTTCTTGAGAAGAAAAACGTAAGAACAAAGGATCTGCACTAGAAGAAGTTCCAATAATTGTTTCAGTACCAAATAATAATACATGTCTATCAACAGGTGATACTAAATTAAATCTAGAGTTTGTTGGAGCCTGTGTAACAATAGCTGCTGGTGTACCAAACCCAACAGAAGTATCCCATCTAAATGTTCCACCTTCACTAACTGTTGCTATTAAATCTTCACCAAAATTATCAAAAGACCATTGTCTACCATCAATTTTAACAGTAGATGTTGAACGAGGTGTGTTCCATGTTCCATCATTCCAATCACCAGTACCCCATCCATAACCATATGCAGAAGCTGATAAACCAGTGCTTATATCATAAGTTGCTGTAACTGTTCCTCCTCCATTTCCTGTAGCATTAGCCGTGCTTCCTGTGTAAGTTATAGTATAAGTATTAGCATCAACGTAAGTTGATATTTCAAATTCTTTATTCATATCTAAACCAGCTGTGGCAGATGCTCCACTAAACGTAACAAAGTCACCTGCTAAAGCTCCATGAGCTGCGTCTGTTACTGTAATAGTTGCACTACCAGACACCGTTGCAAAAGGATTACTTAGTCCTGCTTGCTGTGCTCTAACAGGAGTAATATCATAAGCAGTGCCTTCAGAATAAACATATAATTTTCTGTCTGTGCCAAGGGCCATGTATCGTATACCATTAAGATCGGACCAGGCATGCATATCTCTTACAACGCCAACCAAAGTTTGTTGAATTAATTTAACCCAACCACCAATTTTTTCTGGTAAACCGTATCTAAAACGTACTAAATCTAATCAGTCCAACGACCTTCTGCACCATATTCAGTGTTCTGTTTATCTATTCCTGGAGCAAATTCTATTTTTGTAAGTGGCATTATGCAATCCTCAAGAATCTATATTTAATTTCACCAGCTGTTCCTGCACTTCCTGCTGAAAATGGATGACTTCCACCATTTCCGCCAGCGCCCGCTGTTCCAACGGCTCCATTAGTATTGTAAGATAATCCACCTGTTCCACCACCAATGTTACAGTTATCACCACTACAGTTGCCAGGATTTGTTCCTTGAGCACCTGTTCCAAAGGCATTAAAAGTTCCTGCTTCTCCTGTATTAAAACTTGTAATGTTGTCACCGTCTACTGTTGTTCCTGTCGATAACGACGTTCCTTGAGTTACACTACCTGCAGCACCTGCTGTGCTTGTTCGTAAAGGACCTTGAACACCTCCACCTGAAGCTGAAGATCCTCCACCTCCACCTAAAGAAAAAATAGCGCCTGTATTAGCACCTGTTAAACTGGTAAGACCACCACTGTCGGAAGATCCTGAATATCTATTACCACTTGTATCAGAAGCACCGCCAGTTCCAACTACAGCAGTAAGAGTTTCTCCACCTGTAACAGTGTATACACGATCAGAAATAAAACCTCCTGATGCTCCACCTGCTCCGGCAGACTCACCGCCAGCTTTGTCATAATCAGCACCTTGAAAGCCTCCACCTCCACCACCAACTGCCTGTTGTATATGAATAGCATTAGCATTGGCAGGAACTGAAAAAGTTGTTGTACCTGATCCTGCTGTAGTAAAACCTGCAGGAGTGTCAAATAAAGTAAAAGCAGTTCTCCACGAACCACCATCTTTTATATAGGCGTTTGTAATTGTTTTGTTTGTAAATGAAGTAGCATCTCTTACATAAAGTTGTGAGCCAGCACTTGAGCTTATCTCACGCCAAGTACCACCGTCTTTAACATAAATTGGCATAAGGCATTATGTATATTTGTACCAAATATCTCCATCAGATCCACCACTTGGTGAATTTGTACTTACGGTTCTGTTTCCATTAACGTTTGTACCTGCTGTTGCAGAAACAAAAGCTTGTACATCACTACCAATAGCAACACCTAAATTACTTCTAGATGTGTCCTTTGCAGCAACATCATTTAAATTTTCTGATTCTTGCATTACTCCTGTCACAGCAGTGCCTGAAAATTTATATTTGATAGATTCATAAGTTGGCATATTATTTCTCCGTTAGTTTCCATCCATATGTAGCTCCTGCATATACTAAAGAGAATGCAGCATCTTCAGTAGCTACGGTTAAATCTGTTGTTGCTCCATTTATTTTATTACCATTTCTTGCAACAGTTAAATTGTTTGTATCAAAAGTACTAGCTAAATCTACAATACGAATTTCATCTCCTGATATTGGAGACGCTGGTAAAGTAATTGTAATTACTTGAGATGAAGTATTAACAAAAATTTTATCACCAGGAAATGCTGTATAGTTTCCTGTTTTTGTTACCCAATCTGTTCCTGATGTTTGAAGAACAAACCAGTTAGTTCCGTCAGTAGCTAAAAATACACTTGTGCTAGGTTGAATAACATAAGTGTTACCACCTCCTCCTAAACGAGCAGTTATTGTATGAGTAGCACTATTGTTTCTTAAAAAATAAGTTTTTTGAGTAGTTTGAAATTGAATAATAAAATTAGAACTGTGTCCTGTAAATATAATAGCAGCTTGTCTTGATTCATTATCAGCTTGTGTAGCACTAATACTTTGAGCTGAGGTTAATGTGTAAGGACTAGAAGCTGCTGATAAGTTCTTTGTATATACGCCTGCAATAGAATATTCTAAGCCATACTGTAAGTTATTATTAGTAGTATTACCCCAAGCATTAGCTTGTTCTCCTGATCCTATAAGTTCTAAATTTAATAATGCCGAATAAGTTGATGCCATAATTTTCCTATGCTGCGTCCTGCCAGGTTATTGTATCAGAATCATCTACCTCTGTCCATGTTGAAGTTTCTGTATCATCTACTTCATTCCAAGTTGATGTTTCTGAATCATCTACTTCCGTCCAAGCATAAACCGCAGTAGAATTAGATAAAGCTATTGCCGTGGTTAATCCTGTAACTACAGGACTAGTATCTTGTACTAAAGTAACATCAGCTAAAGTACTAGATATAATATTACCGGTTGGTAAAGCTGTTGAATTAGCTATTACAGAAACATTTCCTGTTGTTAGAGTACCAATACTTTGACCAGTAACTTCAATTTCTCCAGCAGCTTCTACTGTAACATCAGATATAAATGTTTCAACAAGGTTCGTTGAGACAGGAACCGGGGTTACTGCATCAACAGTAACTGTTCCTGTAGTAAGACCACCAATACTTTGACCGGTAACAGATACATTGGCATCAGCTGTAACAGATACATCATTTATAAATATATCTAAGTCTGGTTCGGAAGAAGCATCAATAGAAACTTGACCACCAGCTGTAACTCCATAAGTTCCAATTGAAACTGTACCAATGTCCTGTCCTGTTACTACAACAGTAGGATTAGATATAATATCAAGAGTTACATTAGCAAACGGTTAGAATTTATATCTTCACCAGTTACTGAAACAATAGTATCCGCAATTACAGATTCAGTTCCTTGTACTATATTAAGAGGATTACCACTAACGGCTATAGTTTGATTCCATGAAGCAACAACTGTTCCAGTTGTAAGAGAACCAATGTCTTGTCCTGTAACAACCGCTATCGCATCTTGTTTACCAAGGGACGATATCGGACCTTCCGCAAATGCTAGGATCCCTAACGTCATGCGCTATCTCGCTGTTGTGGGAACGCCGTCCGAGGTTGTAAAAGGGCTAGAAGCAAATGCCATATACCTATACTCTGAACCATCAGTATTCCATTTACCATCTGAATTTCTAGATTTAAAACCATTTGATAAAAGGTCTGCAGGTGTTTGAGTAGTAGCTTCTGCATAACTTTGATTTGCATATAAGAATCTATCAATAACGTTAAATCCAGTAGTCGAACTTCTTTTATCATCAACAATGCCCCAATCTTCTGCTGCATTTACTTTTTTTATCATAACAAAAGCTGGTTTAAATCCTAAAAACACGAAAGGACCAGCACTCCCTCCACTACCTGAATAAGAACCAAAACTACTGAAACCTTTTGTATTAGCAAAACAATAAGCTACATAAGTGTTATTATTGCCATTAACTCCTCCTGAATTACCAAGAGTAAAAAGAGTAGAAGTAGGAGTAGTACTATTCCAAACTGAACTATTTGCCCCTGAATCTGCATTTGTTTGGTTTAACATCATGTAACCAACTCCACCTGCAATAGGGGTATTTACAAACCAGTTTTCTGTAGCATTTCTACATTTTAAAATTATTGTATCGGGAACAGTTCCTAAGCCATGACCTACTGTAGCTCCACTTGAGCCATTCCCTGTATAAGTAACTATACTAAAACCAGCTGTCGTATTTGCTTGCACGGTAGACGTTATAGAACCTGAACTGTTACTAGCAGTAGTACCACCGTTAGCTTTCCACCCCCAACCTACATACGTTGAACCATTAACATTAATATCACCAACAGAATTTGTTCCAGTAGTAAATCCATCACTATTAAAAGCCATCCCACTTACTGTATCTACTTGACTGTTTAAATTTGGATACAATCTTTCCGTTGATCCTCTTGAACTGTCATAGATATTATTGTTTGTTGCACCACTTCTAGATTTAATCCACATCATATCTGGCTGTAAATTAGCATTTCCTGTAAAAGTAGGAGAAACAGAAGATGAACTTCCTGTATATAAAGCTGTTTGAAATTGTGCTGAAGGATCGTTGATTGATGTATATGCCATATATTATCCGTATTGTGCTAAGTTTTTTGTACATACCGCATAGTACCCTGATGGTACAGCGTATTCGAAGTTTCCATATCCGTTAGCGTCTGCGTTTCCTGAACTAATTGTAAAAGGAGGATTGCCCCAATTCATTTGAGCACCATTATTACCTGCTGCTGAAACAGCTACTGCTGGTGATATGTACTGTGCTGGTGTACTAAAATTAAATAAAGAACCAGTTCTTGAAGCTCCACTTGTTGGATCACCAGAGTCAACGTATGTTCCATTAACATGAGCATAAACAGCTTTATTATCCATATCAACTGCTAAACCCATAATATCTCCTGCACTTTCCCAAGATGTTTTACCTGAAGTTGTACTTCCATTATAATATATTGTTCCACTACTTCTGTAACCAAAACTATTACTTCCTGAAAGATTTCCAGGATATTGATCTCCTCCTGCAGAATATACTCGACTTGCTGTATAATTATTAACATCTAAAAATCCTGACATTACAGCATTTGATCCTGTATATCTTGTTTCCCAATACCATTTACCTGACGTAAAACCTTGACTACTTCCACAAATACGCCAAATACCATTAGACGAATCAGTAATTTTTAAATTACCTTCTGCAAGTATTGGATAACCAAATCTATTCATAGCTACGCCATTAAATGTGCAGAAATTATTTTGTGGCGTATCTTTTGTATTAGGGTTTGTACCTAATGCAGTAGTAGCGAAATGATTATTATTTCCTGAAGTATCTGCACCAAATCCACTAGCATCGGCAGAAGTTCCTGTACCTGCAAAATCTAATTTAAAACCGTTAGCTCCATATGTTACAGAAGGTTGAGTAATAGGTACCCAAATTCCATTTGCATTTGTTGAAGCAAAAGCAGTTGGTGCATATGATTGTCCTGCACACATAATATATTGTGAAAGATAAGTTGATCTAAGGCTGTTGGTGCTAGATTCACCTATTTGATATGGGTTTGTAGAGTTTATAAAAGTAACATGATTTTGTGCGGGATAGTTTGCATTTTGCCATTCTTGTAATTCGCCATTAACATATAATCTTATTCTATCTGCAGCTGTTGCTTGTGTGGTGTCACATCTTAAAACGATATGATACCAAGCTGAAGGGTCTCTAAATAATCTATTTGTTATTTTTAAATAATCAGGAGAACCACCACTTGTGTAATCTCTCCATCGTATCTTTTGATTACTATCCATTCTGAAGTATCCAGTACTACCTCCTCCTGTTTGGTAAACATAATGGTATTCTTGAGCGCCACCAGCATCTGCATTCATGTTTGCTGGTTTTACCCAAAAACTAAGAGTCCAAGTTTTTCTTTGTGCATCTGTTGTACTTGATGCTGTTCTTGTTAAATATGTTGCCATTAATCAAACCTTCCTGAGTTAGCTATATCAAATACTGATGTTAGTGAAAAAGCACGGTCCGCTGTTTGCCCTTGTGCATCGGTAGCACGAAGAGTAAAGTTATACGTTGTTGCGCTCGTAGATGATCCACCAAAATCACTTGTAGTTATAGCACCTGTACTTGAGTTTAGCGAGCAGTTTGCTTGCGCTCCATTTGTTAAAACATTTGTTGTTTCTGCAAAAGTAACAGTGTCTCCAGTAGCAGCAACCGTAGCTACGGTACCTGAAAAGTTTCCTTCAATAGTTCCAAGAGAACCGGAACCTGTAGACCAAACAGGATCATCTGATACGGTGAGTAAAGCAGCAGAAGATCTTACTGCATTACCATCATTATTTTCTAAACGAATGTAATAAGTTCCGTCTGTAGGTAAAGTAAAATTAGCTGTAACAGATGTGGCACTTGTAAAAGAAACAGTGTTAGCTACTATAATGGCACCTGTTGTTGATATTGCATCAACGGTTGGCACTGATACATAGTTAGTTCCTGTTATAATGACATTATTAGCGTTATTATTAATAACCGTAGGATTAATGCCTGTAATGGTTGGTTTTGTTTCTGCTGGTAAGTTTGTTAGGTTCGCTCCTGATATAGCAGGTAATGTAGATGGAAACCTAGCATCAGGAATAGTACCTGATGTCAATGTTGTAGCAACAATACCTGGTGTTATTGTAACCGTGTCACCACCCTCACCAATCGTGATGGTAGAACCATCATATTTTTTAAGGGTATTTACTTTTATCTCTGACATTAAATTGCGCCTCCTGTAGCGGGTATGCCCCCTCCTACAAAAGGATTTTTAGCAAAAGCCCAATATATATGTTGATTAGCATCACCATTTACTGAAGCTTCAACACCTCTTACTTTAAAACCACCAGCTAAAAAATCAACTCTTTGTCCATCAGCGTCAGATACAGCAGCACCACTTTCATTTGGTGCTACTCTAAAACCACTATCATTATAACCAGGATTCGTAGGTATATCAAAAAGTCTCCAATTTTCTGCGGTTACATAGTTTTTAAGAATTATAAAAGCAGGTTTAAAACCAGTATTAACAAAAGGTCCATTGCCTGATATACCTGTCCCTTGATACTGTCCAATACTACTAAAACCTTTAATAGAAGCAAAACAATAAGCAACGTATGTGCTTCCACTTTCGTTGCATCTATAGTTAGTTCCAATACTAAAATTACTTGTAGTTGGTGCAGCACTATTAAATAGATCTGCTCCACTTAATGGACTTGCATTAGCAACATCTAATCTTGCACCGTTATTAGCGCCAAGAGATCGATGAATAAACCAACCAACCTGCATCGCTTCCTCCGTTTCTTTTTTTTATTAAAACTAAATCNGGAGCTACAGTTAACCCATGTCCTACTGTTCCAGCACTTCCTGTGCCTGTATATGTAACAACGGCTATACCAGGTGCATTAGCAAAAACAGTTGTTGATTGAATTGTTCCACCAAAATCAGAAGATCCTCTTGTTGCATTAGTATTTACTTGACCTCCCATACCACTATGAACACTACACCAATAATACAAAGTAGGTGCAGAAGCAGCTACGGTTATAATTAATTGTCTTGATGAAGCAGCTGAAAAACCAGAAGTATATTGAGAATAAGTTTTTGTAACACCATCTAATTTATATGTTACACCAGTACTATACTCATTGCTGTTAGCAGAAGTACCTAAAACAAAAGGGTGACTGTCGACACTACTATCAGATGCATCAAAAGTATATGTACCTCCTTCTTCTAAATTTAACGTAACAGCGCTAGTTCCAAAATTATCAAATCTATATTTATTACCACCATCAGATACAACTTTTACTGTGTAAGTAACACTTGCTGCGGCATCGCAATTCCATGACCAACCAGAATATGTTGCACCATTTGTATTTGTATTACCGTTAGCTCCTGTCGTAAATCCATTATTATTAAACGATGTTACTGCATTAGTATCATTATACGCATCCGTGTCTGTATTTGATTCAAGTGTATATGTTGAACCACGAACTGAATCTTGTAATTTATGATCATTATTATTTGATCTATCTTTTATCCATAAAAAATCAGGTTTAAAATTTACACCCGTAACACTTTGTGTTCCCCCATTACCTGTATACGTAAGTGATTTAAAAAAATTATATGATGAGTTTACTACTGTATAAGCCATGTTTTATCCGAACGTTTCAATGTTTTTTGTGCATAAAGAATAGTACCCTGATGGTACTGCATATTCAAATCCACCATACCCCGCAGCATCAGCATTTGTTCCTGCATCCTTAAAAGGACAACCAAAATTAAAATAACATCCTGCATCCTCTCCGTTGTCAGCTTGTGCTATGGCAAGGGCTGGAACCCAGAAAATGTTAGATGCATCTACCGTTATACCTGTGTATGCATTACCTTGATCAGAGCCGTTGTATGTAAAACCAATAGTGCCATTATCTAAATCCATTTTAACACCGACAAATGAATGACTTGCAAAAGCACTGCCATAACTTGAAGAACTATTGTTATATATTTTTGTTCCATCTCTTTGATAGCCATAACCTGAAGATCTAAATGGCATTTGATTGTTTGTTGCTACAAATGAATTGTATGAAACATCTGCTCTGCACCATCCAAAAATAAAATATTGATTATCTCCTGTAGCACCTAATTTAACTTCCCAGTACCATTTACCTTTTGATACAGCATGTGTTCCTAAAATAGATTGCCAATTGTTAGTGTTATTTTCTTCAATTTGTAAACCACCATTTGCTTGATAAGATAAGTTAGCATTTCTAGCAAAATTATTCATTACGCAAAAAGTATTGCTTGGTGTATCTATAGTTTTTCCATTGTCAGCATTTGTTCCTGTTAATGAAACACTGTAGTTATTGCTTTGACCACTAGAGTCTAATCCCATATTAGAAGAATCTTCAAATTTAAAAAAGTATCCATTAGTTCCATAACTTACTGAGGGTTGNCCTTTAGGTATCCAACTTTGTGTAGTTGAATCTGTTTGACCAAAATCACTTGCAGCATATGCAGTACCATCACAAAAATGTAAATGTGCCATATATCCTTTAAATGAATTGTTTGCTCCTCCATCTAAACCTATATATTGAGTTTTACCACTTTCGTTTACGGCGGTGTTTTTATTTTGAACAACGCTGTTATTTGTCTCAAACGAAGTTTCTAAAACACCATTAGTATACATTTTTAATCTATTATCAGCTGATCCTTGAGCTGAATCGTAGGTCACAACTATATGATACCAAGCAGCTGGTTCTGTAAATTGTCTTTTAGTAGCTCTGTAATTTGTAGCACCAGTTTCTACAGTAAGTCTATCACTAGAATTAAATCCTATTTTAAATTGTCCTGTATCAGAAGATCCTGTTCCAACGCCAAATATATTACCTGCGCTTGCAAACTTTGTTCTTTTTACCCAAACAGATATAGTAAATAATGCTCTGTTACTTGTGCTAGATATTGATTTTGATAAACTACTCATCCGTTAAACCTTAATGAATTACTTATACCTGCAGAAACGGTAATTGAAAAGCTTCTATCTGCTGTTTGAGCTTGTGCGTCTGTTGCTCTAATTGTAAAATTATAAGTAGTGGTTTGAGTTGCACCACTTTCTGTACCTGTAATAGCTCCAGTGCTAGTATTTAAACTTGCCTCCTCCTGGTAATGCTCCAGATGTAATTGCATAAGAAGTAGCATCAGTTGCAGTTACTGTATAACTTATACTTTGTCCTGCACTCATAGTACCAAGAGAACCTGCAGCAGTTTGCCAAGCAGGAACATCAGATACGGTCAATAATGCTGACCCACTACGAACAGCATTACCATCATTATTCTCAACTCTAATAAAATATGTGCCATCTGTTGCAAGAGTAAAATTAGCTGTTATTAGCGCTGCACTTGTAAAACTTACTGAGTTAGCTCCTGTAATAGCACCACTTGTATTTATTGCTTCTACTATAGGTACAGATACATAATTTGAACCGTTAATAGTTATATTGGTTGCAGAGTTTGTAATTACTGTTGGGCTTATAGAAGAAATTGTTGGTTTTGTTTCACCTACTGTAACCGATCCGCCAAGTGATACAGCTGAACCATTTATTGTAATTGCAGAGTTTGCTAATGAGGAATTAGGAACTGCTGCTAAACGAGCTGTAGGTACAGTGCCTGATGTAAGTTGTGTTGCATTAAGTGCTGTTAAACTCGCACCTGAACCAGATAATGTAGCCCCAGTTGTTACTGTAATTGTATCACCATTCTCACCAATAGTAATTGAAGAACCCGACTGTTTCTTGATTGTGTTTACTTTAAGTGTTGATACCATGTTACCTAGCCGTTGTTGGTATTCCGTTTGTTGCTACTAGAGGATTTTCTGCAAAGGCCATGTAAATTAAGGTAGTTCCATTTAATTCATTGTCTGCTTTTCTAATTTTAAATCCGTTACTTAAAAGGTCTACATCCCAATATCCTGAATTTTCAGCAACATTGCTATCTGCTTTTAATGCTTTGTTTGCAACGTTAAAAGATGATCTTGTACTGTCCAACATTAACCAATCCCCAGAACTATCTGTTCTTTTGATCATTAACCAAGCTGGTTTAAAACCTGTGTAGACAAAAGGACCATCTGCATTGCCATTACCTGAATATTTACCAAATTTAGAATATCCTTTTATTGGTGCAAAAACATAAGCTATTATGTCATTACCATTACTATAACCAGCAGCTGACTGCCCTATGGTAAATACAGATGTTGCTTGTGCTCCACCACCAAATATATCAGTATTAGTAGCAACTCCATCTGTGCTATTTATTCTAAGATATTTATCAACCCCAGCAGCTTCTACAAAAGTATACCAAGATCCTGCTGCACTAATATTTTTTGTAATAATTACCGTAGGTTTAACTCCTAAACCATGACCTACTGTTCTTCCATTATTTCCATCTGATGTCCATTTGACAATACTAAATCCCGCTGTTGTATTTGCCTGTACAGTTGAAGAAATAGATCCAGCATTATTTGTAGCTGTTGTGCCTGCAGTTGCTTTCCACTGCCAACCTACGTATGTTTGAGAACTAAAATTCATACCTCCAGTATTACCCATAGTCCAGCCATCAGAATTAAATGATGTTAAACTGGTTGCATTAGCGCCTTGTGGATCAGTAGTATCAGAGTGAAGTTGGTTTTGAACTCCTCTTGTGCTGTCAAATAAAAAATGATTAGAAGTATTACTTCTACATTTTGTCCATACCCAATCTGGTTGTAAATTAGAGTTACCACTATTAGTTACAGTGTGCGTTGCAGAAGTACCAGTATAAATTTGTGTTTGAAATTGTGCTGAAGGATCGTTGATTGTTGCGTAGGCCATGTTCTATCCGTACGTGTTTAAATTTTTTGTGCAAAGCGCATAATACCCTGACGGTACTGCATATTCAAAGTTACCATATCCATTTGCATCAGCGTTACCGCTTGATATAGCAAAAGAAGGATTACCAAAATTAAAAGAAAAACTTTGAGTTGAATCAACTAATCTTGTAAAAGCCGTTGTTGCAAGAGATCTATAAGAAGAACCAACTGCCATTGTAGCTTGTAGTGTTCCGTTATGATAATATTTTATGTTATAATTTGTAGCTAAATCAACAGCAATTCCTATAATACTATTAGCGGATAGAGTTTGATTTCCTGTATTGTTACTTTCTCCTGTAGCCGTAATAGAGCCGTCGCCTCTGTATACTGATGAATAAGTTGCTGCTGAACCATAAGCAGAATCATCTATCACACCTATTCTTTGACTGGTGTCTGTAGAGGACGTTGATAAAACTTTAACTTCAAAGTAATAAGGCATTGTAGTAGCTATAGTTCCCATTCCAAATCTTGTCGTACTATTATCTGCTGTTGCAACAGTATTTCCCTCAGTGTAGGTAGGTATATTGCTAGGAGAGTTACTACCCTCAAATATTACTACAGGGTTCATAGTAGCAAAATTATTATCAGGGGTGTCTGTAACTTGATTATCTGCTGACATATTTTGAGGAGTAAAGTTGTTACCTTGACCACTTGTGTCCGTTCCTAACGCAGCAGCATTTCTATATTCTAATCTAAATCCATTAGTACCATAACTTCCTGAATACGTTTTTGGTATCCATATTCCTGTGGTAGAATCTGTTTCTCCAAAAGAAGCAGCGGTTAATTGTTGTCCATCAATATTATAAGTATCAGCAAGATACATATCAGCTCCTTCACTAGACTGTGCTTGACTTCCTCCTACACATTGAATGACGTTACTATTCCATTGAAAACTATCATTTTGAGATGGATAAGTAGTGTAAGTTGAATTTAACCCTCTCTGTTCTCCGTTTACATAAAATTTAACTCTATTAGAAGCTGTGCTTTGTGTTGTGTCTACAGCCGCTACGACATGATACCAAGCAGAAGGATCACGAAACATTCCATCAATACCTAAATTCATTCCACCAGTTGCTTCAAATCTTATAGTATCTCCACCACTTGCATTAGTGGCATTGGTAAAAACAAATAAAAAATAACTTCCAGGTCTGCTTTCAAAAATATTTTGAGAACCAGATGCGGCGGATATGATTCCACGTTTTATCCATGTACTAAGAGTAAATATTTGACTATTACCTGCACCGCTAGGTGTTCTAGTTAAAAATTCCATTATCTTGTAAACCTCGCTGCATTAGTTATACCAATATCAACTGTAATTGAAAAGGCTCTATTTGCTGTTTGCCCCTGCGCATCTGTAGCTGTAATGGTAAAATTGTATGTTGTATCTGCACTAGCACCTGACTCAGTTCCTGTGATAGCGCCTGTGCTTGTATTTAAACTTCCTCCTCCTGGTAAAGATCCAGAAGCTATTGCATATGCCGTTGCGCTAGTGGCATTAACGGTAAAACTAATAGTTCCTCCACCAGCCACTGTTCCTAAAGATCCTGCAGCAGTTTGCCAAGCTGGTGCGTCTGATACTGTTAGTAATGCTGAACCTGATCGTACGGCTAGTCCGTCGTTATTCTCTACACGAAGAAAATACGTACCGTCTACTGGTAGTGTAAATGTCGCTACAATAACTGTTCCACTTGTAAATGATACTGAGTCTGCTGATATAATAGCACCTGTGGAAGAGTTAATTGCATCTACAAAAGGAGTATTAATATAATTAGTTCCTGTTATGGTAACTGCTGTCTGCGTGTTTTCTATAACGCTAGGATTAATAGAACCAATTGTTGGAAATGTTAAAGCTGCTTGTACGGTAGTTGAACCACCTAAAGCAACAGATGATCCGTTAATTGTAATCGATGAATTTGCTAATTTTGCATTAGCAATAGAACCTGCTAGTTCGTCGTTTGTAATTGATCCGTTAGGTAATGTTATTACTGTACCTGCTGGCAACGTTATGGTGTCACCGTTCTCTCCTATTTGAAGAGCAGTACCTGATCCTTGTGGTATAATTTTTATTTACTTCAAGCGTGCTCATAAGATAAATAAATTTCCTGTTACGGACAGTGTACCTGTAATAGATACGGGTCCAGCTAAAACGCCAGAGTCCATTGTTTGAACATCGCTAATAGTAGAATTATGTGTTGTCACATATGCTGTAGGATCCATGACAGGAGAGGGTGCCTTCTTTGCTGGATATGTACAAAATACATCTTTTGCACCTGCAGAAAAATCTACTTTATTATCACTATTCGTACTCTCTAAAACTGTATCTCTTGATAGTGTATCGGGAGCAGCATCGGTTACAGTACCTATACCAATTTCATATTCCGTACTTCCTGATTGCATGGCAATACAGTAATACGTCGTATTTGTTGTGCCAATACCAGCGACAAACGATTGAAAACCTGTGCTTGCTCCTGCAAGATTCACGGTCCCCGTACCTGTTGATGTCGTGGTTTCCTTAACACGATCATTGATAATCAATGCCATGCTAAACCCCTACGATAATCTTAGTATAGCTGTACCTGTTCCTGGTGCAGGAAATTGAACTTTAAATGTACCATTGGTTGCTGTAAAATCAGAACCAAAATTTAAAATACAAACTGAATCAGTTGTTCCTGAACCTCCATCAGTAGTGGTATTGTATATCATTGCACCTCTTGCTGTAAAACTAGCTGATGTCCATTGAGGATCAGTACTCCAATCAACGTATGCTGTTGCGGCTGATGTTCCTCCTGTTACAGATTGATTCTGTAAAGCCAAACCACCTGCTGTATATGCTGAACCAGATGAATTTGTAGTTTCTGCTGTAGTACTATAATCTTCTGTCGTTGCATCTAAATTTGCACTTGATGTAAATAATGCAATTTTAAATGTAGACCCACCATTTGCAAAGTCATGAAATCCTTTTAAAAGATCCCTTTTAAAAGTATTGCAAACTGCTTGCGATATTGCCATTTTTGTCTCCTTTTATGGTTGTTGCGATTTAAGAGGAGTCCTTAAAACTCCATCCATATATTCATCTCTTCTGCCACGACCTTGTTGCTCTATAGACAAGTCTTGTAATGCATTAGCATAACCTTGTTCATATTGACCAAGTAGGTCATAGGGGCCTTTGAGAAATTTAAAGGCCTCGCAGAGACACGCATACAACAACGTTCTAGGAGCATTTGTGCTTACCCAGGTAGTCGTGTTTGTAGACGATAGTCCTGTTGGTAACTTATTTAAAGCTACTTCTATATTATATGCGACATCGGGAGTCGGCGCAAGATATATGTTCCCGGCTTTCCAATTCGCATAATATATGGGTGTAGCTGTAGCAGTTCTATCAGGCCAATATTCATTCATAAATGTAACATCTTTTTGTTCTAATTTTTTTCTAGAATTACCTAAACTTTGTCCATAAATTTGTACTGATCTAATAAGAGCAAATTCTGCTATTCCTGTACCCGGTAATGATACAAAAGAATTATTAGCAGTTAATGCAGCATATTGATAAGATCTAAATGCATCTAAATCTACTTCTCTAAATATTCTATTTTCAGCATTAGCTATAAAATCATTAACAATAGTAGTTGTTAAAACATTTGCATCTGTTTCTGTGTAAGCTCTAATTTGATCTACTAATTCTGCGTATGTTGTCATATTATCCTTCTATAGTAACCGGACCTGAAGTGCAAAGCATACCTCCAAATCTTACGTTTGTTTGATCTGATGTTTGTCCTGTTACANTAAATGTGTAAGAGTCTGCATNTCCNGNAGGTACAGTTATTGTGTATCCATTAGAATCTTCTATTTTAGCTTGACTAAATCCAGATCCTCCAACACAATTTCTAAATCTTACTGTTTCACCAGTTGTTCTTCCATGATTAAATTCTATAACTGTAATAGTTCCTGAACCATTTGTAGAAAAAAATGGATTACCTGTTAATAATCTAGCTGCAGGAGTTTCTACTCTTGCCGGCCGAGCGTTTTGTAAAGCTTGTGGATCGGGAGCTATTCTAATCGGTTGTAACTGTGGTTGTTTGGCTTCAAATTCTGTATAATGAACTAACGATCCAGTCCATTCTTTAACCATTTCTCCATATGGAAATTGTAATCCACTTCTGTCAGATATAGCTAAAGCATTTTTACCTGTTGCAAATTTAGCCATGTTAACCTACCGATGGAAAATAAGCTTGTGGAGTTAAAAAGAGACTCGTTCTAGCGCCGTCTTGATCAGCAGCTCTTTTCCATTCATCTTCATAAATTAATTTTAATGCTTGCATTCTTTCAGGAGATTTTTTCTGTGATAAATAATAAGCAAGTCCTGCAGTCATACAAGGAATAAATCTAAATGGTATTTGTGCATTGTCTCTGTAAGTATCAATATCAAACATGCTAATCATTGCATAATATTTTAATGTATAAGTACCACTAGCAGGAACTGCTGGATATAAAAATAAAGTAGGATTTATTTCTCTTTGAAAATAAAATTGTGAAGGCCTTCCAGAAGTAGCTTTGTTAGGCATGTTAAAATAAGTAGCTCTACTTATAGAAGTAGCAGCATAATCATAAGTACCATCATTTATAACTACGTCTGTAACATCAATAATTGCAGAAGCATCATCAGCTCCTGTTCCATATAAACTTGTTCCTGAAACAGATTGAGCGTTAGCAGTTAATGTTTTATCTGTTTGTTGTATAGTCCATAAATTAAGTCCTCTATTAGCCCATTCAGCTAATAAAATATTAAGTGATCTTTTTGCTGTTTTAAGGTCGTATCCATCACGAACCATGATTCCACACCTTTCATAAGCTTCTTGAATCATGTCATTAATTTGTAAGTCAAAAGACTTTGTTGTAGAATAAGTTGGCATTATCTTCCTTGTCTATTATATTTCTTCCAAGTTCGTCTTTTACATTTGTTTTTAGGACGAGATCTAGAAGAACAGCCTATACTAGTCCTTTTTTTGACTGGAGTAAAGTATTCGTTGTTAGCTGTTTTGGCCATTATTTCATTTGAGATAAAGGATTAGCAAGAGTTAATTTTATTTGTTTATCTATACTTTCTTGTAATTCTTTCATTTTTTCTTCTAAGTCAGATTTTAGTTTTGACATATCTTCTTCAATTGTATCTACGGTAATTTTTAAATCTTTTGCATTATCTCTAGAATCTTCTTTAACTTGTTGTTCTACATCATTAACAATTTTCTCAACTCTTCTTACATCTTGTCGAAGGTCGTTTTTAAGTTCGTTTGCTACATCACTCACTAAGCGGATTTCCGACATCATCATTTCCATCTCTTGCATTATCATTTCAACTTCTGTTTGTATAAGCT